GTGATGAGATTGCAGCAGTAGGTAATGTACGCTTGATCAATGAAGGAGATGATGACATTGTAAGTAAACGTAACATTGATGAAGAATGACTTGACAACTTTGTTTTTCTCTGATACCCTAAATCTATATAGGCTATGTAGGCTACTTAGGCTATGTACTAAGTATATACTATGTACTTATATTTAATATATACTTAGTACTTAGACTATTTAGTCTATGTACAGTAGGGCTTAACATAAGGATTGTTCGAAATGTACCCTGATGATGAGTTTTTACCTGAAGAAGCCTTTGACTACACTAAAGGCGAGTACGAAGATATGCACGAAGATCACAACATCAATGATGTGCTGAATCGTTTTGTTCGCTTATGTCAAGAGTATGGGTTTTACTTTATGATGCGTCAGTTAACTAAGGCTCTGAATGCTAAAGGGTTCAACGTATGATTAAGCGTATACAGCCACGCAAACGCAAGGTTAACCCCTACGTAGCCTACCTAGAGAATCATGGCCGCCATGCCACCTTAGAAGAGCTCCTAGAGGCATTCCCTGACAAGACCTCTAAGCAGATAAGAGACTCTATGTCTAAGTTAGTTGATAACTACACTGTTGATAGGGATATTAGGAAGGATGATCATCAATACTTGATATCGTACTCACTAGGTGGATACAACACCAAAGACAACACTGGTATCTGTTGGCATAACCCTTTTAATCTGAGGTAATACTATGAGTGGTGATCACAACATGTACCAAAAAACTAAGTCATACCTCGATGACTTTGAGTGTCCGAGGTGTGGGCATTGCTGCCGTATTGAAGAAGAACACACGAACACCCTACGACAAGCCGCGCAGCGAGCAGTAGAGGTCATGAATGCTCACATGATGAGAGCCGACACAGATGAGTTTTACGAAGCCAAGGAAGCACTGCGCCAAGCACTGGAGAAGAACACATGAGCGAAAATAAAACAGCAAGGACACCAACGGACGGTGGGGCAGCGTTTCCCGTTACACATTCGCACCTAATCCAATCAGGTATGTCCCTGCGTGATTACCTTGCGGCCAAGGCGATGCAAGCACTGGCTCGGCCTGGGAATTATTTTGATGCAACCGCGAGGCAGGCTTACATGATTGCAGACGCGATGCTGAAAGCGAGGGATCGATGAGCAGAGAAGCTATGCAAATGGCGCTTGAGGCGCTGGAGAGAGATCCAACGAGTCTTGCTTGGCTTATTAGCAAAAAGCAAGCCATCACCGCACTGCGACAAGCACTAAAGACAGATCAAGAGCCGGTGGCGTGGATCAGCGATAGCCCCACAAAAGGAAACGGAAAGCAATTACATTGGACTAAATCAGAAGCTTGGAGATGGTCAAGCAATATCACGCCCCTCTACACCGCACCACCAAAGCAATGGGTTGGGCTGACTGATGATGATGTTAGTTATTTCCGGTATCAAGCAACTTTCTGTGATGAATTTGACGCAGCGTTTATGGCCGAGCTTATTGAGAAAGACTTGAAGGAGAAAAACCATGGCTGAAAACAAAACAGCAAAGACACCAACAGATGGAGGCACAGGTTTTATCGACGGTGTGTGGCATGGGCCTACAGCGTGGCAGTGTCAATGCGGCAAAGCGTATACGGTTACTTGTATTTCAAGCAAACCACCAAAGCATGATTATGTAATTGATTGCCCAAGGTGTGGGCATTGCTGTCCTGAGCGAACATGGCACGGGCTGACGGACGAAGAGATTCAGGACTTGAGTTATTTGTCTCAAAAAATTGATGCTAGTAATGCAGCGTGGTTTGATCGTTGGGGTTTTGCTAGGGCCATTGAACAATCCTTAAAGGAGAAAAACAGGTGAACTACTTAGCCACACATGTTGGCTGTGATGATTGTGGATCTAGTGATGCATTGTCCGTATCTGTTAACGATAAAGGAGAGACTTGGTCACACTGTTTTGCTTGTGGTACGAATACTAAATTGTCTGAACATGATGACAACTTCAGGCAAAAGCATACAAAGTCTGCTAAGGTGATTCCAATGCTAGATGGTAAGTATCAGTCCATACCGCTAAGAAACCTATCCAGAGATGCCTTAAAAGCCTTTGGTGTGATGATCACTGATGAGGGTGGTGTAGCTTTTCCCTACTGTGATGCTGATGGTAAGGTCACTGCATACAAGGTAAGACATGATGCAATGAAGACTGATTGCACCATCAAAGGTGACTGGTCTAAGGCTACTTTGTTCGGACAACACTTATTCCCTAAAGGTGGTAAGAGCATTACCATCACTGAAGGTGAGTTTGATGCTGTTGCTGTGTATCAAATGAATGGTATGCGGTATCCAGTAGTAAGCATACGTAATGGAGCACAATCAGCACTAAAGGACTGCAAGGACAACTATGAATATCTTGACTCTTTTGAAACCATTGTTATCAGCTTTGATGCTGATGAGGTTGGTAAGCAGGCTGCTACGAAGGTAGCTGATCTATTCGGTGCTAAGTCTAAGATAGTCAAGCACAGACAACCACATAAAGATGCTAACGATTATCTCAAAGATGAGATGATCAAGGAGTATATCCAGGACTGGTTCGCTGCTGAGGTCTATGTGCCTGATGGGATCATCGAAGGATCAAAGCTTTGGGAAGAAATCAACACACCAGCCATTAAAGCCTCTTGTGACTATCCTTGGGTTGGTCTTAATGCTTTGACCTACGGCATACGTAAAGGTGAACTGGTGACGTTTACAGCAGGTTCTGGACTGGGTAAATCACAGGTACTTAGAGAGATCGTATACCACATCCTATGTAAGACTGAGGACAACATAGGTTTGATGTTCCTGGAGGAGTCTACTGTTCGCACTGCCAAAGGTATCATGTCTATCCATGCGAACAAGCCACTACATCTACCTGACACAGCATACACTGATGAGGAGTTTAGAGATGCCTTCGAGCACACTCTTGGCACTAATAGGGTTTATCTTTTTGATCATTTTGGGAGTACATCAATTGACAACATACTATCAAGAGTCAGATTCATGGCTAAAGGACTCGGATGTAGCTTTGTTGTGTTGGATCATATTAGTATTGTCGTCAGTTCTGGCGATGTTGGCGATGAACGTAAAGCATTAGATGAGATTATGACCAAGCTTAGGATGATTGTGCAGGAGACAGGCATAGCACTGTTGATTGTCAGCCATCTTAAGCGACCTGATGGTAAAGGCCATGAAGAAGGAGCAGCTACTTCACTAGGTCAGCTTAGGGGATCTGGTAGCATTGCACAGTTGTCTGATATGGTGATCGGTATGGAAAGGAATGCACAGCATGATGATGAACGTGAACGCAATACCACCAGGATTAGGGTACTCAAGAACCGTTTCAGCGGTGTCACAGGTCCAGCCTGTAACGTCTATTACAGCCACTCAACAGGAAGGTTATCAGAGGTCACACAAGATGAAGACTTATGAAGATTTGAAAGAGGATACGAAACGATTTGCTTTGCAGCAGATACGTACAGGGTCTACAATGGGTGAAGTAGTTTGTTCGTTCGAAGAGATCATCAATGAGATCAGGAAGACATCAGACTACGTAGAGGCTATGCAAGATGCTAATAGGAGACCTTAATGGCTGAGGTAACAAACATTGAAGAGCATGATGATGGTACAGCTACACTACACTTGGATCTTACTGATGAAGAGATTAAGATGCTGATTCAATGGGGTATCAAAGAAGCAATTAAGTTAGCTTTTCATAAAGCACAGAACTTTGATTGGAAGGATAGCGGCAGTGAAACAAACACTTAGAGACATGATGAGTCAATGCTGGAACAACCGCATGGACTGTGAACGCTTTGACTTTGAGAAGTTTGCTGAGATGGTAGCCTTCCAAGCCAGTGAAGAAAGGCTAGATCGCTGTATTGAAGCCTTAGAGAGAAGAGGTTATGCTGATGCAGCAGATATCATCAGAGGTGAAGGATGAACAGAGAAGACATCATCCGCATGGCGCGGGAGGTAGGTATTGAGTTTGATCCGCGATGGGGGACTTGCTACACGGGAAATGTTCAGCTTGAACGCTTCGCTGCCCTTGTTGCTGCGCATGAAAGAGAAGCGTGTGCGAAGGTGTGTGATGTGCTTGCTGTACATCCTGAATATGCGTCAGACATTACAAAGGTGGCCGCGCAAGCAATCCGAGCAAGGGGAAACAAATGAACAGAGAAGACATCATCCGCATGGCGCGGGAGGCTGGATTGGCTTACGGATCTGACGAAAAGCCATTAAATTCTGTAACACGCTTCGCTGCCCTTGTTGCCGCTGCCGAACGTGAGGCGTGTGCGAAGGTGTGCGAAGAAGTTGAATCACGAGCCGAAGAACTTTGGGACAAGTTTGCATATCCAGAAGATCAAGGAATGGCAAGCGGTGCAAGACAGTGCACCACCGCCATACGAGCAAGGAGTAAACAATGTGGGTAATGGATAGGCTGTTAGCTGACCACGCCGAGCTAAAGAAGAAATATGATACACTGCTAGAAGACTATCAGAGACTGGTACATAAATATGAAGAGCTTAGTGCTGGACATCGAAACAGACATGAAGCAGACTGTTATCTTCTGCGTAGTCACGAAGGATCTGACAACAAGTGAGGTGGTATGTCATACTCATCCAAATA